GCTCATAATTATTTGTTCCCATTCAATATTTTAGTTCCATCTAACAACCAAGATCCATCAAGGAAAAGAAAATCTTGAATATTTTTACCGCATTCATTAATGTCAATTTCTATTCTAAAAGAAGTCTCTCCAGTCAATTCTATGGATAGAGCGTCTTTCAGGAGTTCTTTGCTTACATCGTTTAATACAGTGATTTTATCAATGCGATTAATTGATGTTGAAAAAGGAAAACTTAATCTAATGGTGGATAAGTTTCCTTCAACTCCTTTCCCAATTCGATAGCTTTCCAATTGATCATTGGCGACAGCCTTTTCTGCCTGATTTGTAATTGATTGAGCGGCGATATTTAAAGCTTCCATTGTGATAGATAATTCATCAACTAAAGTCCAGATACTTGGCCCATCTCCAACCGATCTAAACGGTTTATGATCTGCAAATGACCAGTACCCATCAAGAGAATAATTCCAAACGCTATCAGTAGTACCAGAAACATCCGTAGAAATACAAATATGATGTCTTTCTACTTCATTTAAAAAATGTGCGGAAAGATTCATCGGCTTAATGCGATTTATAAACTTTGCAACTTTTGGATGTTCATCAGAATCGACTAAGGAATAATAAAGAATGAATCCGTCATAATCAATCGTGAGTGTATAGCCACTTGTGTTTTGGTCTAAATAGGCCAAAATAAAGAACAAAGGCCACTTCTTATGGCTCTTAATTCTTTCAGTAACAAATGTTCTAAATGAATTTAATTCAGCTTCATAGGCATCTATTTCAGCTTGAGTAGTTCCCTCGCCCCATTCGCCCAATTCATCAGGAGATGGCCCAGAATAACCCCATTGATAAGTTTCACCAAATAGTTCTTGAAAATGAAAAGCTACTTCATAAGCCTCTAGAGTACTTCTATCACATTGGGATAGCTTTGAATTCTGAAGAATAAGCATGATTATTTTTGCAAGTCGGTCAAACTCCATATTCTCGGCATTCTGGATTTCCTCTGCCTCCACAAAACCACGATAGAGCTTTGGCCAATAAAGGGCGATGTCAGTTCTTCCGACTATTCGCATCTTATTCATTACACACTCCAATCGATTGTAATGTTTTCAATACTGCATCTTGGAAATTTTACTGCATTGACAGGAGCAGTCACAATAACATCATTCTCAATTCTTCTGTCATTTTCAGTACCGCCGACAACAAAAGAATCAAAAGGCATGTCACCGCTAAGGCTATCAACATCAACGCCATTGACTGTAAGTTGACCAGTCATATAATCAAGCATTAAAGTGAGAATATCTGATAAGGCTATGGAGTTATTAACATAATGATAATACTCATTATGATTGCCCCATTTTTCTTGTAAGCTAGAAACAAGATCCATTATTTTTTCTATAAAGGCACTTGATGCGGTTTCTTCCGTCCATCCCATTTTTGGGATAGCATCTGTAATATTTATGTTTAAAATGAAATCGGTTGGAGAGCAAACAATTAATCTGTGTCCTGCAGGGATTAACCCAGCACCAGTTCCAGTGTATGTTTGTGGATCAAGTATTTCGCTGAAGATATTAAGAATCTCGGAATCGAATGGTAGAAAATTGCCGTCTAACGCACTAATAACGACACGACCGCCTGTACCCGTATACATCTGTAAATTTTTCATCGATCTTAGCGTTTCATTTTCTTCAATCAATCTAAGATATTGAGATCGATTTCCGCCAAAGCCTTCATAAGAACTTGCTTCGATATAACGCCGTCTTAAATGTTCATCTTCTTCTTCGTTTGTTCCAGAATTAGCATTTTTCACGATTTTTGCATAAGAAAGACCATTTATAGGTGTTCTCTGCTGCAATTCAACTCCGTCCAAACTTGGCAAAAGACCAGCAGTAGCACATTTTGCGTAGTAGCAATTTGGGTAAAGAGACGTAATGCTTAGATCCGTTACTTTGTCACCAACAATAAAAGTTAGTATTTCGTCATGATTTATTGTAGAAAATTCATCACCTTCATTTAAGAGCATTGTTACGTTTGACGCAGAACCTTCGAGCTCGTAATGGCTAAATGCAACAATGATTACACTTCCTTTAGTTGCATCATATCGAAAGATGTCCATGTCCGCAACGTGTTCGTCTAAATCTTCACCAGTTGCTGTTATCACCTTAGATTGCTTTTCAACTTCAGCAACTTCAAGATGCATATTTGCGATTTCTTCAGCAGCAGGTTTTATCGCATCAAAGATAACAGATCCTTCTCGCTTATCTCTCTCAAGAGATACGTAATTAAGCATTCGATTTAAAATTACAGATATTTTTTCAACGATCATATCGATACCATTTCCTCGACTTTAACATCGCCATAAATTGTGTTTACATCACAAGAACAAACCAATGTGTCCTTTTCATTTGATTTACTAAAAGAGAAGTTTTCAACTGATATGATTCTATCATCAACTAGCAAAGCGTCTCTTACTCTTCTAGGCAAATCACTAATTACATAACCAACATTTTCTCCTCTTAAAGATGCTAGTTCAATTCCATATTGGCCTGAATAAATAACGCAAGAGAATCTTTCGGTAGCGAATATTTTTTTTATCGCTTGAATAACGGCTTTCTTGCCATCAATAATTCCTCTAATACGCTTATTTTTGAAATCAATCATATAAGTAATATTAGAATATACTTCCTCTTTTACTGTGCCTAAATTGATCTGTGAACTTGGAAGAATACTCATAAATTAAGATTCTCCATTATCAAAAAAAGTTAATCTGAACCAAACAATAAATAGCTGGCCACCTTGTACTCTAGATAATAAGACTTTATCGCCAGATTTTAATCCACGCCACATTCTTATTTCTTCAAGAGAATCTTCTGTAATTTGATTGTTGATTTGGTGGGAATGACCGATTGGATCGGTAACTGGGCTAGGAGTTTGTGGCGAAGGCAGAGGAACGGTAGCACCAGTAATAAATTGGGTCTCTGTACCTTGTCCTTTAATTTCATGATGATGTTTAAAATTAAAATAGCCATCGCTATCATTATCAGTACATTTTATTTTCCATTCAGATGCAAAAGGAGAAAGGAATAGTGCTTTTTTGGGTACTATTAAACCACTTTCTAAACTTATTTCCAAAGGATCATCTTTTGTTACAGAGCCGAATAGCCAACCCGTAGCACTTGTATCAAGAACTGTTTTTTTCATATCATGTTTGATTTTTGACATCAATTCTTCAAACGCCATCGTATACCCCGCTAAAAACGATCTCAATCTCCATCGAATGGAGATCATCAACGATGTTGTGTGTACAAGATAGAATAACATAATAGCCTAAAAGATTCTTTTTCGTTATATTAACAATTATTCCATTGCCTGCTCTTAAATTTTTATCACCGACGCAATTAAGGATTAGCTTTTCTGTAGGTCTATTCTTGAGATAGAATAACATCACTCCTCTCTCCTGCATCTGACTTTCAGTGAGATTTTGCGTTATTTCTATGTGCGTCAACTTTCCATACTTTGGTATCGATGAGGGGATCTTTTTTGTAATTGCTCCTGATAAATCAGTAGACTTGATTTCACTAACAATTTTTGTTTTAATAATTTTTTCTGTTTTTGTTCCGTCTTCTTGACGAACAATTATGTTATTATACGTGTCTTCATCAATACTTCTATTGTAACTATAGTCTTGTAACAATGATTCATCACCGATAATAATATCAGTTCTCAACCCATCAAGCTTTCTAAAGTTCAGTTCACCTGCATCATCAAAGAAAATAAAATAATTTCCCTTACTTGTAAGTTCATCATTAATGCATTCATCTAGTAGTTCCCAGCTAGATTTTCCGTCGCAAATACGAACTTCTCTAGCAAAAGAGGAATCTTCAATCAAACCTGTTTTAAGATTATTATCGTTACAAACCGCTTTAAAAACCTCGGAGCCAGTTCGATTAATGAATGTGTAATAAGCAGGATTTTTTAAGTATCTTGTTTGATCGTAAGCGATATATTCAATAGATCCAGTTTGCCCTTTTTCAGAAATGACAAAGATGTAGCCAATAAAAACAGTTTTACCTTCGATATCTAACCTGACCTGATTTCCAAAATCTGGATTACACTCTGTATTATCTTCTACAAGACTGAAAGTTAACTTACCTGGTTGACCAGTTAGAATACTCGTATACCAAGACGCATTACTCATTATTGAAGAGCAATCCCAGAGTTCGTCAGAATCTTGCTTTCCTATGTAAAGATTCGCATTCATGCAAACTCCTTAACTACTAACTGATCGGCTGAAACCCATCCTAAGTTATTCTCTGCTTTTGAGTCAGAAACTAAAATCCCAAATTTTCGTGTCTTATCTGGTATAATTCGAACGATATAACCTTCATAACCGCTGTATACTTGACCAGGCTTTCCGCCAAATGAAGTTTGATAAACAGGACCATTTAAAACAACTAATGCTGATTCATACAAATCAGAGCTCACTCTTGTTTTTTCTTCTGTTTTAACGATGGTTTCTTCTTCTGAAGAAGTTTTTTTAACAACTTTTTTAGCACCAAACTCCCTGTATTCTTTAAAATCAATCGAGAAATGAATGTCTTCATCTGCTGCCTTATATCCCCAACTAAAATCGCTAATACTAACACGACGGCTAAAACTAATCGGCTGCCGTTGTTCATTTCTAACCATATCCCCGACAAAATTTGCTGCACTTGTAATTCCACCTGTCATTGCCCCATATAGACCAGCGACTGAATTTTCAGAACTAAACCAAGTCCAATCCATATCTTCATAAATTGTAAATAAAAATGATGTTCTATCTTCTTGTAATTGATTTATAAAATCAATTATTTCTTTTGGATGATGCCACGTTGATGGATCTTGAACATAATTAAAACCTTTATAAGCAGGAAGAAAACTGTTAACAGAAAATGAAATTAAACTGGGCTTGCGTAATCGGATGATGTCACCTAGCCCAACTATTTCAGACGATTGATTTCGCCCAGCAATATTAAATGTAATTTCTGAAGGATTAACTGGAATAGTAATTGAACGAAATTTAGCTCGTCCTTGCGAAAACCTCATTATTCTAAAATAGACAGCCATTTAAGCCCCCACTAAGCTAGAATAAGAGTCAAGCATCATACCTTCGACTTCTCTTGCGATTGCTTTTACATCAGTGGATTGATTAATTGGGCCATTGAAATTAATCTTTGTTGAATTAACCATTTTGTTGTAAGTGCGATGCCATTCATTTTTTGCGTATTCTGTCAATAATGAAAGGCCTCTTTCATCAAGAGTAAATCTTTCAGTGTTTTTTGCTGTCTTTTTTGAAGAGCTTTCAATTTCTTTTAGAATTTTTTTTGTTTCGTCAGAGATTAAATCTTTTGAAGGATCATAACCGCCTAAAACACCACCTTTAAAAAAGCCCATAACGTCTTTAGCACTGTTATAAGCATCTCCATACCCAATTCTATCAAGACCATATTTTTTACGTCCTAGCCCTCTAAATTCATCAAAGGAGACGTATTCAGAGCCACTTCTTTCCTTCTTTGTTTTTTCTAAATCTTTTATAATACCATCTGAAAAACCCTTAATATTTGTTCCAAAAAGATGATCAAAAACTCCGCCAAAAACACTTACAAAAGAAAGTATTGCTTGACCAACAGTGCTAAAAGCGTTTAAAAATTTATCTATAAAATTAGTTGTTCCGTCATTAACCATATTGTACAAAGATTCGAATAGGCCTACAAAAATATCAGTTATAAAATCTCCAGCATCTAATAATAAATTCCACACCATCCCGACAGCATTTCCTAACACGGCAAGAGTAGTCATTATAGAACCGACTATCACTTCAGATGCGTTTACACTTGAATCAGCTAATGAATTATAAGCTTCAACAGCTAAATAAATTGTAGCAACTAAAGCAAGAAACCCCGCGATAACCCAAAATACAGGGAAAGCGGCAAACGCTGCATTTAATCCAATCTGAGCAGCAGTCATTATTTTAATGACAAATGCATGAGCTGACATCACAATCGTAAGCAATTTATAGCTACTTGCAATTAAAGCAAGAGGCGTTAAAACTGAAAAAGTAACATCGATTATGTTGTTCCAATTTTTAAATAAAAAATCAAATACTTTAAATCCAGTTGATACAATTACACTTAACCCAGAAACAATAACATTCAATGCGTTTTGGAATTCTTTTGAATTGAAAAAATCAGAGAACAACTTTTGAAGAGGTAATGCTTTCTTCATAATTATATTGACTGTTTTGGTCCATATTTGTCCCCACGTCATTGGCATCAGCTCGAATTGTCTATTGACATCTTCAGTTGCACCTAAAAGAGCATTCTTAACTATTTTAGCTGTTATTTGACCTTCAGCAGCCATAGTTCTTAACGACCCTATAGGAATTCCCATTGATTTAGCAACTGCTCCCATAACATTTGGAGCAGCTTCAAAAACTGCATTAAATTCTTCACCACGTAATGCACCTGATCCTAATGCTTGTGTTAGTTGAAGAGATGCTGAATGTTGCTCTTCCTGTGTTGCCCCTGCGATCACAAACATTTTATTTAAAGTTTCAGAAAAAAGAATTGCTTCTTTATTATTCTTAAAAATATCACCCGCACGTAATGATAGTTTTGCGACCATATCTGCAGTTTGACTATAAGAAGCTCTTGAATTTTGAGCACTCTTAAAAATCATATCCTGAAGCTCACCTGCAGTCTGTAAACCATCATTAATCATATCTAAACGAGCATTGGTTTGAGTCATTTCGTCAGACCAGCCAACAAAACTCTTAACACCTTGAAATCCCAAATAGCCAGCAACAAGAGTTTTTAAAGAACTAGTTACGGAATCAATCGCACCTTTTCCATTTCCAAGAGATTTATTTAAGTCCTTTTGGATATTTTTAGCTTCAGATGCTTCTTTTTCATATTTATCCATTGCGGAAGCAGCATCTTGAATGGCCATTTCTGCCTTCGCAAAATCAGAAGCACTAGCCTTGCTCACATCATGCATCAACGCTATCGTGCTTTTAAGCGACGCGATAACATTCTTCATGACTGGACTCATGCCGTCAACTAAACTGATTTCATTACTTATTACAGCCATTCAAAACCTGCTTAAATATTCCTTCCCTTTCTAGTTCTATTTTTTCTATCGTCTTCTAGCTCTTTTGAGATGAAAGCGATAATCGTTGCCCGATGCCTTAAAGACATACGAGCAAAACGTTCTGGATCGACGCCGTGTTTCACAAAGGCTACATATGAGATAAGAGCTTCTGGATCACGACGCTTTAGGAGTTTTTTACGGTAGCAACAGCCTCCTGAATTGATTCATCAAAATTTGAAAAGTCTCTTATCTCTTTATAAATCATTTCAATTGTATCAATTAAAAAGATCGAATTCAAAGCATCTTCTGGAGTGGCGTACCCTCTTTTCGTGAGAAACTCTGCATTTTTAAGATTCGGGAAAACTAAGTGATCAATAACAATTTGTGGCATAAATGATCCAGTTAATGATCCATCTTTAATCGATAGTTTTGAAAAAATGGATTTATCTGATTCACTTTTAGTCATCCTTGATATTTTCAACTTTTGCCCAGGAAACTGAGGAACCTCAATCTCTTTCTCTCGAGGAGGTTCTTGAAGAAAATCATAGAGCGATTCGACTTGCTGTTCATTTTGTTCTTTAGCCATTGTGTGTATTTCCTTTTTGAATGAATTATTATGGGTTAAAAGAAGTCACTGGAGTGACGTCTTCATAAGTGAAATCAACGCTTGTTTCAAGAGCGTCTGTTTCTGAATTTAATTGCGACATAACGGTAGAATCTAAATTCACGTAGTTGTAAGACATTGTCTGTTTACCAGAAGAACTGGACGGATCGTCATTTACCGTCACAATTCTAAAGTAAACGTCAACGCCAGTTGTGATGTACTTGACAGCTAATGCTCGAAATTGAGGAATGCAATCATAAATGGTCATTGAGCCAGTTCCAGTGACTCCGCCAGTTTTATGCATCGTGAATCGCTTTCCGATTACTTTTAGTTCTGTTTTAGACTTGTCAAGGTCGAAATTTATGTCTTTGCACATTGCAAAATCATGAATAACGCCATCAATAATGACAAAAACCTTGCCCTCTTTGCCTGATACGGCTTCACCGCCGTGCGAAAACTTGTTCATTTTTTTTACTCCTTGATTTTACATACAGTTAACGTTTAAATACAAAATTTCCATCGCGTCAGTATATTTTGCGAATACGCCAACTACAACAGCGTCCTTGTCAAGGCCTTGAGATATGTCAAGAGTGATTAAATTTTCATCATCAATCTTCTCAACGATAGACAATTTTTCAAGTTCCTTAAAGTATTCTTGAATTTCTCCCTTGAACACATTCCTTGCGTCTTCATTATTCGATACTTTTCCAGCATAAGATTTTCTCCATAAAGCAGAAATATCTGAATCGGTTTGATCGATCTCTCGAATGATTCTATTCTTAGAAAAGTCATAACCGTAGTTGCTAACAAATGAAGAAAAAGTATTAATGTCTTTTGCAACAATAACAGAGTCATCTTCATCAATATGAATGCAGAAATAACCAGCTTTTGTTCCGTTAACTTTAGAGTTTAGTTTGTTTTCAAGATCTGTTTTTGACAGAGAGCCATCAACGATGTCTCCCTTAGAATCATAACGGATGATTCGAACAGCACCAGAAATCTTCTTGCAACTGTTACTTTCGTTAACTGAAGCTCCTGCCGTCATTCCAGCAACTGAGAATAAAAATGCTTCTGGAGTAACAACGATTTCATCATCTTTAGTTGCATATCCTTGGCCATCTGTTTGAATAATGCCTTCGTAGTCAGCTGCGGCATTGGAAACATTGTCCTTATCTGCTGACCATACTGCAATCTGGGCTTTCAGACCACTATCACGCCAAGCTTTGATTTTAGTCTTCAATGTGTCAAGATCGGAACCAACGTTAAATGGAATAGCCATGCAATTCCACTTCTTTTTACCAATCAACGTAAAGTAATCAACAAGACCTGAAACAGATTCTGATACAGTTCCATCCAAACCACCAGTTAAATTAACAGGCGATACGGCAGCAAGCTTTGGAGCTCCTGTTGCAGAGAATGTTACATAACCATTATCTGTTGAATTGACAATTTGATCTATGGTTGTAATATTTGCAAGCTTCGCTCTTGCGATTCCATCAACGTAAACAGTTACGTCATAATAATTAACAGTAGCAACAGTTCTGTTTAAACTGATGCCTACAGAGATTCGATTACCAAAATCGCCATTATACTTTGCTGTTGCCGTTAAATCAAGCTCTTCGCCTGTAATCAACGCTTTAGTTGCTTTGGCACTTCCAACACCTGACAAGCGATAAAATAAACCCTTGGGGGCATATTTTAAAGCTTCTCTGATTCTGATTGCTTGCTCTGTAGAATCATAAGCAGTCAATCCAATGATCGGTAATGATGTACTTTCAAAGAATTTTTCAGATGTTACTTCTATTAACTCACCTTCTGGTCCCCAACTTAGAGCCATTGGAGCAGTTATAATACCACGAGATCCAACAGAAGCTTGTGGTTTTGAAACGCCTTTAAAATTGATGTAGGCATCAGGTAATACTTTATTTTGAGTTGTCCATATTCCACCAGACATATTTGTCTCCTTTTTTGTTTAAAGTTTTATAAGCTTGTTCCGTTTAGTTCTGCGTTCATTAAAATTCATTTTCTTCTTCATCTTCATCTTCATAAAAATCAATGTAAACTTCTTCAATTGATTCATCTGTAATGATAGAGAGCCCTTTTAGCAATTCATCATTTAAAGATAGATTAATTTTAAACGAATCGGTGATTAAAAAAGAGCATGAAGTTTTTTCTCCAAAACAAATAGTCATTGGAGTTGGTTCTGTGTTATTTATCCTGACAGAAAAAGACTTGAACGGAGCTAAATCACCGATGTATTTCCCTTGACCTTTCGATAGTGCTATTTTCATTTCTTGTGCTCCTTATGTATTTACAATGACCGTAAAGCCCTTATTCACAAGGCTTGCACGAGCTGTCTCTGATGCCGCTGTCACAGCACCGCATAAGCCATCTAGGCGTAGTCGGCCTGAACCCATAGGCATTACTCCGCTGGCGTCTATATCTATTAGCAGATTATCGACCATTGTTGAGGTCATTGAAGCGCAAGAAATCCAAAGTGTCTCATACGCAGATGTCCAATAATCTCGCCTAGTAACATAAGTAAAAGTACAATTAGTATTTATTTCTGTACGGAAATAATAACATTTTACAATTTTTCCAAGATCGCCTGTGAATGACGAAAGTAAGTTATTTGTGGATATTAGATACACTAGGTTAGGGGTGCTATCTATTGAACCTGTGAATGACGAAAGTAAGTTATTTGCGAAATATAGATGCGTTAAGTTCCGTGTGCTATCTATAGAGCCTGTGAATGACGAAAGTAAGTTATTTGAGAAGTTTAGATACGTTAAGGCAGGTGTGTTATCAATCGAGGCCGTGAAGCTTGAATTTAAAACGCCACTGAATCTAATTACAGATAAATTAATTAACGGATAATTAATCGCACAATAATTAATGTAGGGAATATTACCCCCATCTTCGATTACATTAATAGATGAACTTCCAAGACCGCTTAGTTTATCAGCTTTTTTACACACAAGGTAACAGCTCTCACCCTCAGGTACTTTTACATACAAGCTTCCTAGCGTGTTGTCAATAGTGCTTTCAATCCCTGCCTCTGTGGCTCCACTTGCATCTGTGTAAAATCTCCCATTACCAGTAATCTTGACAGTTTGGGTCTCTAAGCTCTGGAGTCTTATAGTGGCAACGCCCGTGCCATCACCGTTTGCTTTTAGCGGGATAAGAAATTCATTGCGAAGATGCGACTTATATTGCAAAAGAGTATAAGCGTCACGCTCGTAATCAGGAGTAGAATTGAACTTCCTTTTTTTTGGAATATTTTTATAAAGACCTAAGTGTCCTAATTCATACATACAAGTTACCCTATTATTATGTGAACCCGTACAGGGTCGCTATCTGAATCAACATACACTTCTTGGAACATCCCTTGGACAACTGGTGTTGTTATCTGAACAGTGTGCGAATCATCAGCTGCGTAAATATTTGCTGCGTCAGACGTGACGTTAGCTTTATCTAGCCCTGCTATCGAGTCTAGCTCTGTTATTGGATAGTCCCTAGAAAGAGCTGCTATTTTTGCATTGTCACCATCGCATAGAATAGCGTCAATATAAATGCCTTCGCCTA